AGGCCGTCCCCATAAAACACCCCCCTTGTTTGTAAAAAGGCTTGGGGTGGGTTAATATATAAAAAATTCAGAACCTGAAGGTCTGCCCGTGAGTAACACGCAACAACAAGATGTCGAGGCCGAGCGCCTTCGATTAGAGCTCCGCCTCCAACTACTGGATGCCCAAGAGAAAGCCACCACCAGTTTTCTTGACTTCTGCAAGTACGTGTGGCCCGAGATGCTCGTTGGGGAACACCATAAGATCATTGCGGAAGCCTTTGACCGCGTCATTGCTGGTAAATGCAAGCGCTTGATGATTGCCATGCCCCCGCGCCACGGTAAGTCCCAATTGGGCAGCTATCTGTTCCCTGCCTACGTGATGGGCAAAATCCCTGACAGCAAACTCATCGTCGGCTCCCACACCGCCGAACTGGCCCAGCGGTTTGGCCGGATGATCCGTAATCTGGTAGACGAGGACAAATACAAAGAACTCTTCCCCAGCGTGGGCTTGTCCGCTGACTCCAAGGCTGCCGGTCGGTGGAACACGAAGGGTGGTGGTGAAGCCTTTTTCATCGGCAAGGGCGGTGCGATGACGGGCCGTGGCGGTAACATCGTGATCCTTGATGACATCTTGGATGAGCAGGATGCGTTATCCGAGACTGCTATGGAGAATACGTGGGAGTGGTACACGTCGGGTCCTCGTCAGCGGTTACAGCCAAACGGTTCAATTATTGTAATTAATACACGTTGGAAGACGGATGACCTGAGTGGTCGCTTACTCCGTCAGCAGGGGCAGTTGAAGTCGGACCAGTGGGAGGTGATCGAGTTCCCTGCTATTTTGCCCAGTGGCAATCCGTTGTGGCCCGGGTACTGGAGCCTTGACGAGTTAGAGAAGGTCAAGGTCAGTATTGGCATGAAGAAGTGGCAGGCGCAGTGGCAGCAGGCCCCGACGAATGATGAGGGTGCGATATTGAAGCGGGAGTGGTGGCGCAAGTGGAAGTCGGACGAGCCGCCGTCTTGTGAGTATTTGATCCAGACGTATGACACGGCGTACAGCAAGAAGGAGAGTGCTGACTTTTCTGTGATCAGTACGTGGGGGGTGTTTGTTCCTGATTTGGATTCTGGTCCTAATTTAATTTTGTTGGGGGTGAAGAAGGGCCGGTGGGATTTCCCGGAGTTAAAGCGCATTGCCAAGGCGGAGTATGTGTATTGGAATCCGGATAATGTCTTGATTGAGGCGAAGGCGACGGGCACGCCGTTGCAGCAGGAGTTGCGCAAAATCGGGATACCTGTAACTATGTACAGTCCGGGAGGCAGGAGAAGCGGTCAAGACAAGGTGAGCCGGGCGAATGCGGTTGCACCTTTGTTGGAGTCGGGGATGATTTGGTACCCGGAGGATGTGGAGTGGGCGGAGGAATTGGTGGAGGAGTGTGCTGCTTTTCCGAATGGGGCGCATGATGATCAGGTGGACTCGGCGGTAATGGCTTGGATGCGTTTTCGGCAGGGCAACTTTATTGCTTTGGCTGATGATGAGGATGATGAGCCTGCGGTTGAGGAGAATAGGTACGAGTATTATTGAGTGTTGACACCCTGACTTGCACCAGTAGAATCGAGCATTACTTACAAACCGGCATAGCTGGTATATGAAGGACCCCGGACCATGGCCCAAGAACCGTCTTCCAAAGATTTGCTCGAAGCTGTCAAGCAACAAGAAAGCGGCGGCCGTCGTTACAAAGCGGACGGTAAAACCTTGTTGGAAGGCCCGCAGACCAAGTATGGTACTGCTAAGGGTGAGATGCAGGTTCTGGACATGACGAACAAGGATCCCGGTTATGGGGTCAAGCCTGCACAGGATGACAGTCCTGATGAGCGGGCCCGGGTTGGTCGGGATTATCTGAATGCCATGGTCAAGAAGTATGGCAACAGGGAGACTGCTTTGGTTGCCTATAACTGGGGACCGGGGAACACGGACAAGTGGTTGGACAAGGGTGGTGACTTCTCCAAGTTGCCTAAGGAAACGCAGAACTATGTGACCAAGATCACGGGCGCTCTTGGCTCGACCAAGGTGGCGCAGGCTACGCCCACACAGAAATCAAAGGCTGGCGTACAGAGGGTGGGATACAAGGCAGCTTCTGTGGGTAGTCCGCTATTGTCTCAACTTGGTCCTAGCTATCAGGCGGCGATGGCTGTGTCGATGTTGGCGGACGAGGCGGAGAAAGAGGGCAAGGATGAGAACGAGCCGAGTGAAGCGGAGAAGATGTTGGCGGCGATGCCTTCCAAGCCTGCCCCTGCTGTTGATTTAGATCTGGGTTATCAGTCGCCGTTCCCTGAGATACAAGCGCAGGCTGCCCCTGTTGCTCGCAAGCCGTTGCCTTTGTTGCGTCCTGTTCGCATGGCGGAGGGTGGGGACGTAAATTATTTCCAAGACCCTTTTGGCGTGCCCGATAGCGGACCAGTCACCGCAGATACGCTATCAAAGGGCAAGGAATTCAAGGCGGCAGAGGCGTTGCAGGTGCTGAAGGATGTAGGCACTAACGCGGCCAGTAATTTGGAGTCGCTTCTCCGTGGCGCGGTGAGTCAGGTCCCCGGCGTAGTTGGGGATTTGGAGAGCGGCGGTCGTCAGTTGCTGAACTTTTCCTTTGGCCCCGGTGGGGTCACCGTAGGCGAAAAGACTGCGGCCCCAACCAGTTCGGAGATCAGGGCCCGCGTGCCACGGATCACGGCCACCCGACCAGAATCTTCCGGTATGGAATCCATGGGTGAGCTAATGGCTCCCGGTTTGGCCAAGACTGTTGCTCCTGTTGCCAAGGCAGCAGCCAAAGGAACGGCCAAGGAAATGTTGCGCGGCATTGAAGGCCAAGGGGTACTGGCTCCTATCAGCCCGCAAGGGGCCATCATGTATGCCGTTCCACCAGAACGTCCATTTGTTGGCCGGTTGGATGAGTTTGTTGACACAATCAAAAATCCTGTGCAGCTTGGTCAGTTGAAAGGCCAGCTCAAAGGCAAGTTCCGCGATTACGATTTGGAACGTGTTGAGCGTGCTTTCACTGGCATGGATGACAAGACCAAGTTGACACCGGATCAAATCAAACAAGCGCTGGCCGAAACACATTCACCATCAAGATGGGTTTCTGAGACGCGTCCACCTGAGGCAGGGAAATTCCACCAAAACCAAGACAACGTCTGGGGCGTTCCGCTTGGAACTACAAACTTGTACCTTGAGCAACCCCCCGAAAAAGCTGCACTTTCTCAATTATTTAGCCAAGCAGCGGTAGAGCTTGGCCGGTTGGGGCCAAAATCACCGATTGAATTGTCCCCAAATTTTTTGGTAACTGCTAGAAATTTTCTAGCAAAAGAGGGCCTTGCAAAAGTTGTGCCTCCTGAGGTTATTCAAAGTTTGAACGCAAAATTGGATAAAGTCGAGCCTTCAGTTACAGATATTAAAAATAAATCAGAGGTGCTTCACAACATCAGGCAAGGGATGCTGTATCCGGTTTTGTACAAAAACCCAGAAGTTGCGCAAGGTGCGCTTAATGGGCAACCATTTTTCAGATTTACAAAAGAAACACAAACAGCGCTTGAAAAAGAAGCAATAGCCGAAAGAGTTGCACGTGGCATGGACCGCCACCAAGCATTTATGGAAGTGCATACAGACAAAAATGTTTACAGGCAAATACAAGATAAATCACAAAGAGTGGCAACCAAAAAAGTTTATGAGTTAGTGTTGCAAGATATGCAAAATTTGGGAATACCCGAACCCGAAATATTGCGTGAGATAAATTGGGACACTATTCAACTGCCGCCGGGGGTTAGTTCAGTAGATGAGTTACTTAGAAGTATTCCAGAAGTTAAATTGAGTTTGGACAATGTCTTAGAACCTGCAATTCAACAAATTCATGAAGCTGATAAACGAGTAAAACACTTCTTGTCAAATGACATTAATGCAGTAGGCATAGCTCTAGACGAAGTTCGCCCATACGAAGGCGGGCATCGCGCTATCACCAGACAGCCTTACCCAATTGGCTTTACAAGGTTCTCGGAGCACGAAGCAAATATCCCCGGTATGGGAGCAGTGCAAGGTCGTCACTTCCATGAGTTGCAATCTGATTTATCTAAAGACATGAGAGCAACGGGTTCTACCTACGGAAACGCTGCAAAAGACCAAGCAGAATACAACAGGCTCAATGAAGAAATCCGCAAGATCCGCTACCAAAGTTTCCCTGACACAGAAAAATTTTCTGACAGGGATGAATTAAACAAAGCGCAGAACAAATGGGAAGCTGCACAGGATACAAAGATACAGAGCATGGAAAAGCGGATTAAGGTTCTTGGTGAACGGGTTAGAGGTAATCCAAGCTATAAACTAGATGAACCGTTTGCCGGGTTTGAGACAAATCAAATGGTCCGTCAGCAGTTACTTATGAAGAACGCAATCCAAGCCGCCATGCGCGATGGCAAAAGCTTTGCTACATTCCCCGGTAACGAATCGGCCAAACCCCAGCTCTACGCAGGCAAGATATTGCCAAACTTAAAACAGATCATCAAAGATTTGGGGGGTGAAAAAGCTGGACTTGAACTCCGACAAATTGAACTGCCTCCAGATAAGAATGGCCGCCCCATCACAGCAACAGGAGTGGTATGGTCCCCAGAGGCGGCTGCTCGCATCTCTGAAAAAGGCGTACCCTTTGCCAGAGGCGGTATGGTAGAACGTCAAGTTAGCACTGCTCGATATATTTAAGGACAAAACATGCCAATTGAAAAACGCATCACAGGCGATGACTACCCCGAAGGTGGCGTAGACGTAGAAATTTCTGCACAGGAAATGCTGGAAGAGCTGCCTGAAATTGAGATTGAGTTTGACACAGCGACCGGCGAGGTGGTGGTGAACATCGGAGATCAAGAGGACGCAGATGTGCCCTTTGATGCCAACTTGGCTGAAGTTGTTGATACCGACGTGCTTACATTGATCAGCAGCGATTTGATGTTGTTGTTTGAGGCGGACAAGTCTTCTAGAAAAGACTGGGAAGACCAGTACAGCAAGGGCATGAGGTTGCTGGGCTTTAGCATGGAAGAGCGCACCAAACCGTTTAAGGGCGCAAGCGGCGTGAGCCATCCACTGCTTACCGAGAGCATTGTGCAGTTTCAGGCTACCGCACTGAAGGAATTGATGCCTTCCGACGGTCCCGTACGCACGCGAGTGCTAGGCAAGGAGACACGGGAAAAGATAATGCAGGCTGATCGCGTGCGCGATTTCATGAACTACCAGATCACTTCGGTGATGGAAGAGTACACGCCTGAGTTTGACCAACTGTTGTTTTACACAGGCTATGGCGGTTCTACCTTTAAGAAGGTGTATTACGACGAGAACAAAGGGCGCATGGTAAGTGCTTTGGTGCTGCCAGACGACCTGTATATCCCGTATCAGGGTAGCTCGGTAATGAGCGAATGCGAGCGAATTATTCACCGCGTTTCCATGACCACGAATGAATACAAAAAAGCCGTGGCCCGTGGTCAGTATTTAGATACTGCTCAGCCGCAGTCTTACGGCAACATGGATGAGAGCACGATCAGAAAAGCTGTAGACAAGGTAACGGGCATGTCTCCTGCGGATGAGGAGGAAGAGGTCAGCCTGTTGGAGTTCCAGTTAGATTATGAGATTGAAGGCTTTGAGCACAAAGACGAGGATGGTGAGATAACGGGTATTGCGCAGCCGTACATCATTACTGTGGATGAGGGCACGGGGGATGTGGTGGGTATTCGTCGTAACTGGAACGAAGGCGACAAGCTGTTTATCCGCAAGCAGTACTATGTCCACTATTGTTTGGTGCAGGGGCTAGGCGCGTACGGTCTTGGCTTCTTGCACTTGGTTGGTAATCTGTCCAAAACCGCTACTGCTGCGTTGCAGCAATTGTTGGATGCCGGTACGTTGGTGAATCTGCCTGCGGGCTTCAAGGCTAAAGGCGCGCGGATCATGAACGATGACGTGCCAATCCAGCCGGGTGAGTGGCGGGATATGGACGCGGGCGGGATGGAGTTGCAGTCTTCGTTGCTGCCGCTGCCGTACAAGGAGCCTAGCCAAACGCTCATGGCGTTGCTTGGTTTTTGCGTGACTGCTGGCCAGCGCATGGCGAGCATTACGGACATGCAGGTTGGCGACAGCAATCAAAACGCTGCTGTGGGAACAACGATTGCGTTGCTTGAGAAGGGCAGCTCGGTCATGTCGGCCATCCACAAGCGTTTGCACTACAGCCAAAAGCTGGAGTTTCAACTGCTTGCTAAGGGCTTTGCTGATTTCTTGCCAGATGAGTATCCGTACGATGTGCCCGGTGAGAGCCGCGTCATTAAGCGCAAAGACTTTGACGAACGCATC